ATATGAGTAAAGAAATTAAATGGGGTACAATTATTCCCCTTATCGGTGGAAGTGCAATAGGTTGTTCTAGGTCAGCTGAATCTAAACCTGCATTTCATTTAAGTTATGAAGCATTTGCTGCAAATGAAAGTCATATAGAAAGATATTGGGAAGGTATTCCTATGTATCGTTTAGATCACCCTGAACTTGAGATTCCTAATAATACATTTGAAAATGTTGATTATGTAAACTCTGTATGTCCATGCGCAGGTCTTAGTCTACTTAATTCTGCTAGAGGTAGTGCCGCTTCTCGTGGATCTGACGCGGTTCAAAATAAATGGATGTATGAATCATCTGAATATATTTTAGAACACGTAAAACCTAAAGTTCTTTGGGGTGAAAATGCGCCAGGTCTTTTTACTAAAATGGGTGAAGGTGTAGTTCGTAGGCTTAAGGAAATTGCTGAAAAACATGGTTATAGTTTTTCTCTTATTAAAACTAATACTGAATTGCATGGTATTCCTCAAAGAAGAATCCGTACATTCTATTTCTTTTGGAACACTCCAACTGTACCTATGTTGGATTGGAAATTTAGGGAAAGAAAAACTTTATTAGAATATCTAAATGAAATTCCTGAAGATGCAACTCTACAAGATATGTTTATGGTGGATGGAAAAGTAACTGACCACTTTAGACCTTATGAATTTATTCTTGAAAAGAAAGGTTTAACTCATGCAGAATTTGCTGCGGAATTTAAGAAAGGTACCATTGCACAATATCTCGATGAACATAAACTAATTGATGAATGTATCTCTTGGTTACAAGAAAAATATCCAAAGGAAGGATTTTCTAATAAGAAAAGTACTAAAACGTTTATTGATATGCTCCAACACCAACAGGCTAAAGTTGATGATGGAAAAGGATATTGGGATGCATCTCCACACTTTTTCCATGATTCTTTTTCTGCTCTTATCGGAAGAAATATGTTTAACGGCGTACACCCTGTAGAAAATCGTTATCTTAATGTAAGAGAAATGTTACATCTTATGGGTATGCCTCATGATTTTGAAATTCAAGATTCTCGCCACATAAATCATATTGCACAAAATGTGCCAGTAAGAACTGCGCAGGATATGGCTGATGAGGTTAAAAAATTCTGTCAAGGTACTGCTAAAATGACACAGTATAAATTCATGAAGCAGGACAATACCTTAAATAAAATAATTGAAGTTGAAGAACTTAATCAAGAACCTAAAAAAAGATATAAAGTAAACAGTGTAATATGAGAGAAAATGCATTAGCGATTGGCGTTTCTAGCCATGAGTTTATGAACATTCTTTTAACATACTATCCTAAGGATGTTCAAGAAAATTTTGATATTTACCTTTTCTTAGATGATACTAAAGTCACCGAGGAAAGTGTAAGAGAAGTTATAGGTAATCATAATATTGAATCATTCAAGAATGCAACCTATATCAGTATTAAGGGCGTATATGATTATTATGTAGAGAAGCATGAGTATGAAGGTAAGGCTAAAGAATTCCTTTATACTCATGGCTGTCTATTTAAGGCTTTAATGCCAATGTATCTTTTAGATAAGTATAAAGTTAAAAGAACCTATGTTTCAGATGATGATGTATTTATCTTTAATGATTTAAGTTATATGTTTACCGAATACCAAGAGTTCGGTTATAAAAAAGAAAATCTTTTTAATCTAAGAAATGCTGATAAGTATGAAGTACTTTCTGCATTTAATGAAATCTTTGAAAGTAATTTTACATTAGAAGAAATGAATGCATTATCAATTAATGCAGGAAATGTTATTTATGGCCATGATCCTAAAATGGAATATTACTTTCAAAGATTTATGAATCACAAGATGGTACATCACCTATTCTTTGATTTTGTAGGATATACGAGTTGGACTGTAGAACAGAGGTTCCATCATTTTAACTTTCATAGACTTAGAAAGGATGGCAGAACTGTAAATATGTTAAAGAGTAAAGATCTTCGTCTTATGCAAAATGTTGATAAGGAAGCTCTTGCTAATAATATACAGCCTCTTTATCTAAAGCAAGTTACACCGTCACTTTTGCATTATCCTATTGGAACAAAGAAGCCTATTTTCTTACGTCAGTTCTTACGAGGAATTGAGTGGAAGTTTGGATTTGAATATCAACCTAAATATGAATTGAAGGATATCTTATATGATGAATCATGGAGACCTCCTGCATTTAAAGCAGTTCAAAGTAAAATGAAAAAATCTGCAGTTAAAGTGTCATCTGTCTTTTAATCTTAAAACCAAGTAATCAATAATCAATATAATTAAAAAACAAATAATGGAAACCACAATTAACAAAATCGATGCATACGAATTAAGTTCGTTTGTTAAGAAGCTTCTTCCAATTGATAAATTCATCTTTATGAAGATTGGTAAGGAAGGAACCGTTTCATCAGTATATTTTCCTGAGAGAGATGCGGTTAAATTAGTTAACACGCCAACAAAGGATATCTTTGATGCAGAGATTAGTTCCCCGCTCAAGGTAAGCTTTTATAATGGGAGTAAAGTAATTGATGCTCTTACTCATTTTAACGGAGATGTTAAAGGACGTATCAGATATACTGAATACGATGGAGAATTAATGGCAAGTGATTTTATCTTAGAAAATGATGATCTTCAAATCAGTCTTGCTTGTACCGATCCTTCACTTTCTTTTATGGAAATGAGTAAAGAAGAAACTGATCGTGCCTTTGGTACCGATAACAAAATGTTTGAATTTGATCTTCTTACTACTCATGTAGATAAAATGAAATCATTGTTTAACCTTGATAAGGATGAAGATACTTTTACTATTTACACAAGTAATAAAGGAATCTGTATCAAAGGTTCTTCATACGATGCTACACTTTGTCATACATTTGAAAGTAATGTTGATAGCGGTGCAAAGGTGGTTATTTACAAAAAGTATTTGAACCTTCTAGATAAGGAAAATTACAAGGTAATGGTATGCGAGAATAAAGTAGTATTTCGTTCATTAGATACTAATACGCATCTTACTGTAGCCGTTGCTATTACTGATGAAGAATAATCTCATAATCTATTAACTTAGATTCTCAAGCGGAGAGGAATGAAAATTCCTTTCCGTTACGAGTAATAACGGAATATTAAAGTTAAACCTTTTACAAAGGTTTCATATAAAAATAAAATATGACTGAAGAGATACAACAGATTAAAGAAGAGGCTTCCAAATATTATAACTATGAACAGGCTGTTAAGCTAATGCTTAACTCTATTTATGGTGCATTTGGTAATCCTTACTTCTATTTCTTTAATGTTGATATTGCGGAAACTATTACTCTTCAGGGAAAGGATGCAATTCTCTACACTGAAAAACTAATTAATAAATACTTCCGTGAATTTTGGCATAAAGATTTAGAAACCCATAAACAAATGGGTATTACTGTCACTGGTAAAATTGAAAAACCAGTAGGTATTTATATTGATACGGATTCAATCTATGTTAAGTTTGATGAAGTTATTGAAAAATCTGATTGGTCTGGCAACGAAAAGGAGTTTATTCTTAACCTCTATAAAACTAGGTTAGCAGATTATATTGAAAAGATTCTTCAGAAATATGCTGATGATAATAATGCTGAAAACTTCTTAAGCTTTGAATTGGAGAGTATTGCTAAAAATGCAATATGGCTTGCCAAGAAAAAGTATATGCAAAACATTGTATGGAAAGATCCTGATATTCATTATGATGAACTAAGTAAAATTAGTGCCAAGGGGTTTGAGATTATTCAATCATCAACCCCACAGTTTGCAAGAGAGAAACTAAAGGAACTGTTAACCTATATCTTTTCAAATAACCAACTAAATATGAAAGAGTTTGCCGCTTTATTAAAAGATATTAAGAGGCAGTTTAAACTTGCAAATATTGATCAAATTAGTTTCTCTAAAAAGGTTAATAACTATCAAAACTACATTATTAATGATTATGATCAATTTGAAATTGGTTCTAAATGCCCAATAGGTGTAAGGGCTGCAGGTTATCATAATTACCTTTTGAATAATAACAATAAACTTAAAGGAAAGTATAAGCCTTTAGGAAACGGTGAAAAATTAAAAATGTACTTTTCTACTGATAAATCATGTGATGTATTTGCATATACTCCGGGCGAATATCCTTATGAATTTTCACCTCAAGTAGATTATGATGTACAATTTGAAAAGACAATTTTAGATCCAATAAATAGAGTAGTAACTGCAATGGGATTTAAGGGATTTAATAGAAATCTTATTTATACAACGAGTTTATTCTAAAAATAAATAAAATATGGAAAAAGACAAAAAGTTCAGAATACACGTTTTAGGTTTACCTCATACTAAAACAACTAAAGATTTTACTGCTTGTGCCTATACACAAAAGGCATGGAAGTTTTGTAAAATGATGAAATCACGAGGACATTACTTAATGCATTATGGTCATGAAGATTCTAACCCGGATGCAAATGAAAACATCACAGTAATTACAAATGATGTTTGGGAAAAGGTTTATGGAAGTCATGATTATAAGACTCATTTATTTAAGTATGATACACAGGATGAAGCATATCAAACATTTTATAAAAATGCTATTCAAGAAATAGAAAAGAGAAAACAACCCGGTGATATTATTTTGCCTTTCTGGGGATCTGGTGTTCGTCCTATCTGTGATGCCCACCCTGATTTATGTATTATTGAACCAGGCATTGGATATGCAGGTGGTATGTGGTCAGTATTTAAGATCTTTGAATCATATGCAATTTACCATGCGTACTGCGGTTTAGGTAATGTAAGTATGTGTCGTCAGAGCTGGTATGACCAGGTTATTCCTAATTATTTTGATCTTGACGAATTTGAATATTCAACAAAGAAAGAAGACTACTTCCTTTATGTAGGCCGTGTATATGATGGTAAAGGTGTTAATATTGCAATCCAGGCAACCGAGGCAATTGGAGCAAAGCTTAAAATAGCCGGACAAATTGGTGATGAATTTTATACAAAGAATCCGTGGCCTAAACACGTTGAATTCATTGGATATGTTGATGCAGAACAGAGAAAGAATTTAATGAAAGGCGCAATTGCATCATTCTTACCTTCAATGTATGTTGAACCTTTTGGTGGAGTTCAAATTGAAAACCTATTATGTGGTACTCCAACAATTACGACTGATTGGGGTGCATTTGCTGAAAATAATATTCATGGTGTAACTGGATATCGCTGCCGTTCTTTTGAAGATTTTGTTAAAGCCGCTCGCGATTGCCAAGCTGGTAAAATTAAATCTATCGATTGCCGTAAGCATGGCGAAAACTTCTCTCTTGAGGCAATTGCTCCAAAATATGAAAAATATTTTAGAGAAGCCTTATATGTAACACTAGATAAAGGTTGGTACACAATAGAAGATCCAGAATTATATACTAAAAAATGGGTTGAAAAAATGTATTCTACTAATAGAGGGAAAAAAAAACCAGAATAGCAACATATAATGAGCCCGGTTGGGCTATAGGACGAATTCATACTGGTCTAGGTAATGCTTTATCTGACGAGTATGAATTTGTTCATTTTAACTGGTCTAATTCAGACCATGTTAATTATCTTTGGAGAGATGGTGGGTGGAAAGAATTTGATATTATATTAGGTAATGGCACACTATCTGCTATAGAAGGACTTCCTAAAGAAGCATATCAAAAAATGGTATGTGCAATATGGTCTATCCCAAATCTTAGTTCTCATTTTAGAGAAAATATTATACCTAGAGAAGGTATTACCTGGTGTTCTGCTGGCGAAGACTTGCAAAAAGTACTTAAAGAACAGTATAATCTGGACTCCTCTCTTATAATAGCTGGCGTTGATTCCAAAGAATTTATTCCTAATCGCAAAGTAACAAAGATTAATAAAGTAGGTCTTAATGGAGCCCCTTTCATAAATCCTGGTTGGGATCAGATAAAAAGACCTCATATGTTAGTTAACATTGCAAAAGGTATTGGTGGTGATGCGGTATTTATTCATGGTAAAGACTTAGGCGAATCTCGGACTATGTATAATGATATTGATATGTATATTTGTACAAGTACTAATGATAGAGGACCTTATGGAATAGCTGAAGCCGCATTTTGTAAAATTCCTGTATTATCAACTAAAACAGGATTTGCAAATAAATTTAAGAGTATTAAAACATTTGAAACCGTTGAAGAAGCGGTAAGTATCATAAAAGATTTTAATCTTAATCCAGATAAACTTAAAAAATATACAGAAGAAGTATATGATGAAATAACTAAGGAACTTAATTGGGATAATGTTGTTAATCAATATTGGAAGACTATCTTTAAGGATAAATTTTTATTAAACAATAGTAAGTAATTTGCATATAAAAATAAAAGAATATGAGTAAAGAATTTTCATTCGACGATTTAAACAAGGAAATGTCAAAACACTCTCAGTATGGAGACACTCTTGATAAATCAACAGTATCAGAAATTGATCACTTCATCCCAACTGGCAATTTTAATCTTAATGCATGTTTAACCGGCTCCTTTAGTGGCGGATATCCTAATAACAGAGCAGTTGCATTAGCCGGACCATCAGGAACTGGAAAAACATTCCTTCTTCTTAATGCAATTAAACAGGCTCAACTTATGGGTTATAGTATTGTATTTTACGATTCTGAAAATGCAGTAGATCGTGACCTAGTTGAAAAGTTTGGAATTGATCCTTCAAAATTCCGCTATGAACCGTGTAATACTGTTCAAGAATTTAGAAGTTCGGTAACTGCATTAACTGACCTATTAATTGAACAAAAAAGTAAAGGAGTAGAATTACCAAAGATTCTTATTGCATTGGATTCTGCCGGTAACCTTGCTACACAAAAAGAAATTGATGATGCCAAGAGTGGATCTGATAAAGCAGATATGACCCGTGCTAAATTATTGAAATCTGCATTTCGTATTCTTATGACTAAATTAGGTATCTGTAAGATTCCTTTCTTATTCACTAACCACACATACCAAACACAAGACCTATTTTCACAAACGGTTTCAGGTGGTGGTACCGGTCCGGAATATGCTGCATCAATCATTCTTTTCTTAGGTAAGGCAAAACTTAAAGAAGGTACAGAACAAACTGGTATTGTTGTAACTGCTAAACCTAATAAGAACCGTTTTGCAAAACCTTCTCCAATTAAATTCCACATTTCATTTAGTAAAGGAATGAATCCTTATATTGGATTAGAGGAATATATTAGTTGGGATAATTGCGGTATTGAAAAAGGAAGATTCATTACAGAAGGTCAATATGAAAAACTAACTGAAGCAGGTAAAACTGAATGTCGTCAACATATTTATAACAGAGACGGTAAAGAAGTAACCGTTTATTTTCAACCTTCAGCAACCGCTCGTAAATTAGCAGTTGCCCATCTTAATGACCTAGTTGAACTAAATGAATTATTTACGCCTAGAGTAATCACACAAGATGTTCTTGATCGTTTAGAACCTATTGTTAATGCTAAGTTCTGTTATGGAACTGATGATGTAGATCTTGGTAACCTAACTGAAATTCTTTCTGAACATGCTGAAGAAAACGCTTAATACTGCTAAACTTAAGGTTAAGTATGTATTAGGCAATCACACGGCATTATCAGGATATCCCGATCCTGAAGATGTAATCTTTGAATTAATTAGAGATTATTGTGGTAAAGTTGCAAAGGAGATTAAATTCACTAATGTTTCTTTACAAAAGAAATACAGTTTAACCGAAGAACAGACCTCCACTATAATAGAGAGATTAGTTGCAGATAAAATTTTAGGAGAAGTTAATTCCACCTCGGCATATGTAACATACGAGGTACTTAAAAATCCTTATGAATAAAACTAAGTCAACTATTTTCATAAAAAAATAAACATGTATTCAGGCGTAGATCACGAAAAAATATTCTTTAACTATTTTATAAATAAGCCTCATTACCTTAAGTCGGTAAAACCAGGTTTCTTTTCTAATAGTGATGTAGATCATCTTGCAAAATTAGCAAAAGATTTTCATACCAAATTTGGAGAAAGTCCATCAAAGGATCAAATGAAAGCTTTAGTTAAAGATGATCCTAATGAAATTTCCGATGAAATCGTTTCTGCGGTTTATTCAATAAACATTAATGAGTATGATCAGGATTGGATAAAAAGAACCAGTGAATCATGGATTAAATGGAAACATTTTGATAAGCAATTGGTTAAAACGATTGAATATGTAAAAACACAAGATGTATCACCTGATAATGTTGAAGATATTGTAACCAGAGCAATTGGTATGATATCAGGAGAAGGTTCATTAAGTTTTGATTCTGATATAGGTTTAGACTTCTTTAATCCTGAACATCACATACAGCGAAAGAATAAGAAACTAGAAACAGGTTGGACTTTTATTGATAATGTATCAGGTGGTGGTTATGATCCTAAATCATTAGTAATATATGCAGGTGAACAAAACGTAGGTAAGTCTATTTGGTTGGCAAATGATGCTGCTAACTTTGTAAGGATGGGTCATAATGTAGTATTCATTACTGCTGAAATGTCTGCACAAAAAGTTCTTAAAAGAATTGGTGCTAACCTTTTAGATATTCCTATGATGGAGTATGATCAAAAATCAGTTAATCGTGATTTTATGAAACGCCGATTAGAAAAGATATCTCGCGGTTTATTACCACCAGGAAAACTTTTTATTAAGGAATTTCCAACATCACAAGGTTCTGTTCTTGATATAGAAGCCTATCTTAAAGAATTACAAGAATCACAAGATCATAAAGTTAATGTTTTGGTAGTTGACTACATTAACATTTTATCTAACTATCGCAATCCTAATACTGAAAATACCTATATGAAGATTAAGCAAATCGCTGAAGATCTTAGGGCATTGGCAGTAAAGAGAGATATGTTAGTAATCTCTGCAACACAGCTTAATCGTGGTGCCTGGGATTCAACTGAAATTAAAATGGAAAACATTGCTGAATCTGCAGGTCTTGCCCATACCGCCGATGTAATGTATGCTCTTATTCAAGATAGTATGATGCATGCAAATCGTGAGTATTGGTTAAAGGTTCTAAAAATTCGTGATGGTCAAGGAAAAGGCAGCCGATGCAGATTTAATATAAACTATGATAACATGCGCCTTACCGAAACTGATGATATAACACATTAACATTTATGCAACACGACAAGATTTTCAATAATTCATACGGCGAACAGGATCCGTCTGAAAATAAGATAACATTTAATGTTTCTAATACCTATGGTGATAACATGGACCCTGATGATAAGATGCATTATAATATGCTATTTTCAAAAGTGGATTCCTTAATTCGTGGTAGTGAATTCGAACATCTTAATATGGTAACTAAAGATGGCGTAATTAAGAAACTTAATAAGGTTCAGATTAATAAGATCTATTTTCATATCATTGAACATTTAGGTACTTCATATACCAGAGTTGATCTATTTAGTGTTATATCAGATTACTTTGATGTTTTTCCTAATAAGTTCTATAACTCATTATCAAATAAATTCAAGGATGAATTAATTAAGGAACTTGATGATAAGTATAATATTTTAGAAAAACGAAAGATAAGAAAATTATTTTAATATGAGTAGAGTTTGGATGATAAGTGATACACACCTTGGCTGCAGATCTAATTCTGTTCTGTGGCTTGGTATCATTGAAGATTATTTCTTTAACTTTTTTATTCCTCTTGTAAAGAAAGAGTATAAACAGGGCGATGTTCTTTTTCACTTAGGTGATGTATTTGATAACCGCCAAAGTTTAAACCTAGCTGCTCAAGATTTAGGCATACGAGTTTTTGAAGAACTCTCAAAAATATTCCCAGAAATACATATCATAGTTGGTAATCATGATATCATGAGAAAGAATTCAAATGATATATCTTCTGTTGATTGCCTTAAGTATATTCCTAATGTTACTGTACATAAAGAACCTAAGATTTTGGAATATGACGGTGCTACTTGTCTTCTAATGCCTTGGCGTAGAAATGCTGAACATGAAAAAGAAACTCTATCTTCAATTAAGAAGAAGATTGATTATATGTTTTGTCATACGGAAACCCAAGGGGTACAAACTAGCCCTAGCACAAAACATCTCCACGAAGGTGGAAATGATCTAAGTACATTTAAAAGATTTAAGAGGGTTTATTCTGGTCATATTCATTATCGTCAAGAAAAAGAAAACTTTATTTTGGTAGGTAATCCATATCAAATGACAAGATCCGACCGTGGAAATATTAAAGGAATATATCTACTAGATCTTAAGACTGGTAATCATGAATTTATCCAGAATGAGAGATCACCTATCTTTATTCGGTATTATATAAATGATATTCTAGAGAGGCGTATGGAGGATATACTTAATGAAATTAAAGATAATTTTGTTGATATTAATATTCCATCCAACGTTCTAGGTAAGTATAATATTAATAAGTTTATGGATTTTATGGATGGATATGCCAAGAATCTAGAACCTAAGATATACGATGAAGAAAATCCAATCGAATTAGATGACGATGTACAGTCTTCTGACTTTAATGGAGAATTTAATTTAATGACAATTGCTGCTGACTTTATAAATGGTTTAGGTTATGATGATGACCTAAAAGAAAGACTTATTAAGTCAGTATCTGAATTGTATAAACAAACATTAGCACCTTCTTATGAGGATTAATAAAGTAGAGTTTAAGAATTTTGCAAGTTACGGTAATAGAAAGCAGGTAATTGAATTTGATAAAGAACAAAGCGATCTTTATCTAGTATTAGGCGGTAACGGTGCTGGAAAGAGTACCTTAGCCAAAGTAATTACCTATCTATGTTATGGTAGAGTTGAAGGGGCAAATCTTAAAGACCTTCCTAATCGTGTTAACGGAAATCTTTGGGGAAAAATCTGGATTGAAAGTAAAGGAAATCAAATTGAGATTGAAAGAGGAGTATCTCCAGGAATATTTAATGTTTCAATAAATGGAACCGAATATGATGTTGCAGGTAAGTCCAATTTACAAGAGTTTTTAGAATCCGAGATTTATGAAATTCCTTATCATGTATTTAAGAATGTTATCATCTTATCTGTAAATGATTTTAAGTCTTTTATTACAATGTCTCCATTTGATAAGAAACAGATCATTGATAGGATATTTGGTTTCTCTGTAATCAATCAGATGAGAGAATTGGTAAAGAATAAGAGAAAGTTAATCATAGATGAAATTAGAACCTTTGATGATGAAATCAGAACACTTGAAGAATCTATCCAATCTGTCTTACTTAAAATAGAACAATACGAAGAAGCATCAAAAGAAAAAGATGCCAATAAAGTAGCTGAACTTAAAAAGAAATTAGTTTCTCTTAATGAAATGAGAAAGAAACTAAAGGATGCCAATGATAAGACCAAGGTAAGAATTGATGAAAACGATAAAAAATATAAAACTAAATCTTCAAAAGAAACTGAATTAAAATCTGAGATTAATGCGGTTAAAAAAGGATTAGAGCTTTATGAAAATAATACATGCCCAACATGTAACTCTCCTCTTGATTCAGAATTTCATCAACATATTAAAAAGGAAAAGCAGGATCTTTTAGAAACATTAAATGCTAAGTATCAAAAGATACAAGATGAGGTTGCAAAAATTGATGATTCTTTAACCACACTCAGGGAACAGGGTAGACAAATCCATGTAAAGGTTGGTCAATTGGAATCCCAAATGAATACCTTAAAGAATGAGATTATTGAATTAGCCGAAAAGGATGATTCATCTTCTGGGCATCTTAAAGAACTTATAAAAGAATTTAAGGAAAAGAAAGAAGAAAAGGGTCAGGTAAAACTTAAGAGCGAAGGCGAAGACTATTACTTAAGTATTCTTGAAACTCTTATGGGTGATGATGGAATTAAAAACTTGGCAGTTAGGTCCATTCTACCATCCTTTAACAATAATATCCTTGTTATGGCAAAGGAAATGGGTATACCGTTTGGGATCCGTTTTGACGATAAATTTAATTGTACTATCCATCATTTAGGTCAGGAGATTAGTCCTAAAACCTTAAGTACTGGAGAAAAGAAAAAAGTTGATTTTGTAATTATCATGGCTTTAATTAAAATGATTAAGGTTAGATTCTCTAGTCTTAACATCTTATTCCTGGATGAAATCTTTTCTTCAATTGATGCTGATGGTGTTTATCATATCGTAAATATTCTTCATGAAACGATACAAGAGATTGGGTTAAACACATTTGTTATTAATCATACCGTCCTGCCAAGTGAATATTTTGATAAGAAGTTGGAAATTACAAAGGATGGCGGCTTTTCTGAGTTTACAATTGAAAGCATTAAATAAATAATAGTAAATAATCACTACTAAATGTCTGCTTATAACCAGGAATTTAATAAAGACAACACAATATTACGATATGTAACTGTAGCTACTCTTGCTGAATTAAGAAATAAAGTTTACTATTATAATCAGATTGATGAGGATACTGTACAAAAGGTAAATGTACCTTTCTATTATTCTGTTACGGGTGATGATCGGTTTCTGGCAGATAACTTCTTATATGATGCTATTGCAGAAGGTAAAGCTATAGGAGATTATGAAGTTGTACCAAGAGGTGTACTTCAATTAAATTCTCTTTCAATTGATTCAGGCGCCCAGACAAATAAATTTATTAGAGGTGAATTTGTCAGAGAGTGGAACGGCGTCTTAAAAAGATTTTCACTAGAGACAAACTTTTTACCTCTTACTATGACATTTGGAGTAACTGTTGTTTGTTCCAATAATCTTGAAATGTTAAAGGTTACCGAATCAATTTTATCAAAACTCTATAAGACAACTCTTTATAGTGTTGATTTAGGTATGACAAGAGTTCAGGCTGGTATGTCAGTTCCTGAAGACTATAGCCAAGATCGTCTCTTTGAATTTGCCCTTAACGATAAGAAAGAATTTAATGTAACCTTTGATTTGGAAGTTAAATCATTTATGCCATGTTTTGAAAATGGTGTTCTCTTATCAGAGGTTGATCTAATAGCCAGAGATTCAATTCAGAGTAACCCTGATGCCGAAGGTGTTGGTCTATTTAGAACTGGACCAAATGGAGATATTGGAATATCATTTGGTGGTGTATTCCAGAAATTTGAATACACAATTGATAACATTGCAAAGATTGCTCCAGAAAATGTATTATCCAATAAGCAGTATGTTAATCCTTCTGATATTAATCGTGGAGGACCTTATATAGAAACTGAAACGACTTCTGCCAACTTTGACTTTGATGCTAAAAAATATGATGATTTAGAGGCACCAGAGAGTAAAGAATACAGAAATGCAGAAGATGACGAAGGATAATAACTTTAGGATCTTAGAATATATAAAACAAATAAAATCATCAAATATGAGTAAAGCAGTTAATGAAGGACAAACTCAAGTCTATGCGAATGGTACTATTGAGCCTCAATATGGTGTAAACACTGATGCTCCGTATCTAAATAATCCCCCAAAGCAATTGATTGATCTTATTACCGCATTTTATAAAAGTGGTAAATCAGATAGTCAAGTTTTAGCTATTCTTGTAGGAATGGGTACTCCACAACAATTAGCATTATCTGGTATTAATGCATATAAAGCCGCTGCTCAAACATTCACAACCGAAAACAATCAAAAAAATCATAATAATATGAAATTTACACTTGCAGGCTTGTATGAAAACGTTATGAAAGCCATTAATGCATTAAATACGATGGGAGAAGATCAATCACGAGTATCTTATTCCGCAAAAAATGCACTTAACATTTTAGAAAATTCTTTAGGTAATTTTCCAATGAGATTCTCTAGCGGAGATATTTCAATAATTAGTGAAGATATTGAAAACAACGTAAACCCCGCTCTTAAATTTAAGATTGCAAAAAATCTTCACAGAGATCTTGCTGCATCTGAATGGTTAAACCCAGTTAGAGAATTAAGAAGCTATATCATGGCTGCATATGATTCTTCTAAATGGTCATTTAGAATTGCTGAAGCAATCGATAGATCAAATTCACAAAAAGGTAAACTATACGAAAGTCTAACCAATCAATTTGAAATTCTTTTAAAAGAATCTTCTGAAGACATTAAATCTAAATTTGCTATTATTGCTGCAAAGAACCCATGGTCTGCTGAATGTAAAAACATTCTAAACGAAATGGCTTCCTCTGAGCAAAAGGCCTATTCAAATCATGGTGGTAAGGTTTCTAAAATTCTTTCACCCGTGTTGGAGTCTGAAGAAGGATTAACATTCCACTTACATGGTAAGAACTATATCTTTACCGAAGGTAAGATTTCTGAAACTGAAGTAACTGATTCTCGTTTCTTTGATGTTTTAGAAGGTATTAAAATGTTTAAACTTGACGGTAATTCATTAGTTACTTTTTCTGAAAATGGAAAAACTTTAGAATATAACCTTACTGAAGGTACATTAAGCTTAGGTGGAGTAGATCTTACCAATGCAAGTATCGTAGAATTAAAGGAATCCCTTATTGCAACAAGATTCTTTGGTTATAGAGATCAGTGGAAATCTGATACTGTATGTAAATTCTTTGAGAATGTAGATCTTTTACATGAAATGGATAATTTCACTGGAATTACTTCTACTGAATTCTTAAATCTTTTCTTAACTGTAATTGCTGTTGAGGAAGGTGTATGGGTTAATAAAGTTAACTTTGGAATGCAGGTAAATGAAATGAAATTCTATTCATCTGCAACTGAAGCTGTTAAGATGATTAAAGAATTCATTAATTATGATGCATCATCTATTCTTTCTGAAAGATTAGTGGCTGAAGGTAATCAAAAAGCAGTTGCTGATAAAAAGAGAAATGAAATCAATGATAAAATTTCTTTCTTAGAAGAGAAGAAGAATAAGGTATCTGAAGCAATCAAATCATTAGGAGATTCTGAAGAATTACAGGAAGCATTAAAATTAATCAATACCGAAATCATTAAGTTTGAAAAAGAACTTCAAGAAACTTATTCTATAGTTGAAAAAAAAAGTAAAGACCAATATCTAAACGACGGTTATGTTGAAGCAAAAGTTCAAGATAACGTAAATGGATTAAAGAAAGGTCAAACTGTTTTTGTTAATGCAGAAGAATATACTTCTTTAGGTGATACTGATTTACTTAATATCATCGTCCCTGAAACCGATAAATCTAAAATCGTATAAAAAAACAGTTCAGGTTATGCCTAGAAAAAGGAATTACTTAAATAATAGAGATCTTTTAGACGAAATACGTAAATCAAAAGAACTCGATGAATTAACACCAAAGGCTTTAGAGTTCTTAATGTTATTAGCAGATAAATGTTCAACCAAGCTTACATATCGCGATCCTGCTGATAGAGAAGATTGTATAGCATTTGCTTATATGGATCTCTACCGCTATTGGAGAAACTTTAATCCAGATAAAAGTGAAAATGCATTTGCATATTTTACAGAGATCGCAAAAAGAGGATTTGCAAAAGGTTGGAATAAATTACATCCAAAGAAATATGCAGGAACCGTTTCAATAGACGGTAGTTCTGACGGGGAAGGAATTTATACCATTTAGAATAATACCAATGAGTATAAAGAATGTCAAACCTACGGCTAAATCAGGATTTAAACAAGGTTATTATAAACCACACAATCCTCATAAGTATATAGGACCAGGGCCTATCATATACAGAAGCTCGTGGGAAAGAAAATTCTGTCATTGGTGTGATCATAATGAAAATGTAATTAGCTGGGTGTCTGAACCTTTTTCAATAAAATACTTTAATGTTTTGGATAATAAGTTTCATAACTATTATCCAGACTTTTATGTAAAAATGAATAAAGAGGGTTTGGTTGAAGAATATGTGGTAGAGATAAAGCCAAAAGAACAATTAAAGAAACCATCTCCACCAAAAAGAAATACCAAAAAAGCAATAGATAACTTTAAGTATGCCTATGAAACGTATGTTAGAAATCTTTGCAAAACAGATGCTCTTAATAAAGCTGCAACTCAAAGAAATTTTAAGGTTATGTTATTAACCGAAGACTCAAATCTTTTTTAGTATGATAATAGGTAGTTTTACAGATGATTTAGATTTATACATTGCTGAGAATAAAGGTCAGTCTAAGGCCTCTAAAGCATCCTCTAAGGATTTATTATTAATGGGTGTTAAGGGAACTGGCGTTTTAGATCAAGGTAGGATGTATACATTTAGGTATTTTACTGAAGATGAAACTTTTTATGATACCTTTCCTATTGTTATAGGATTAGGTGCTGTTCCTGGATCAATGACAAATCAATTAGGAATTAATTTACATTACATTCCTTATGATGCAAGAATACCTTTTATGGAAGATATCATAAAATCGTTTAGTGGTTTCTTTGAAAGACAATTTAATAATGCTGGAGAAGTTGCAAAACAAACATTTAATAAAGACTTTACATATGAAGCCGTTAAAAAGTCATTAGGTAGAAAATATAACTTAACATATGCAATTAGGCAATATAGATTAGATCGTATGAAAGATCCAAAGATAATTGGTTATGAAGACTGGTACCTTGGTGCTGTTAATGATGATAACTTTTTCTTTGGTGGATCAATTTTACAGGCGCAAGATTTATATTACCAGAATATATAAAACAATAAATGATAAAACATGGCAGGATTTACAAATAGAAGAGGTCCTCTTACAGACTCCAATCCAGTAAGAAAGATTCTAAAAGATCTTTCTAACCTTGGGATGGCATATGATGATATGATCATTCGTAATTCCAGAGCAATCGGTTTTACCGAAAATGCAATGGGTTATACAATGAATCCAATGGGATCCGATGCAGATGATATGTATGCTGCATTTGCTGCCTTATCATTAACCGATACGAGTCTTAAAAAGAACATCTCATTCTTTGATAGAGATTATGAAAAGAAGAGAGATCAATTAAGAACCTTTGCGGTACAAGATGAAATTGAAGATATCCTTGATGTAGTTACCGATGAGGCAATAGTATTTGATAAGAGTAACTATTTTGCTTATGCAGAATTTAACGGAGAAATAAGTAATTCTATTGAAGAAGAAATTGGAGATATCTATAATAACATTTACAATTATTTTGGGTTTAATGATGCTATCCAACCTTGGAACTATTTTAGAAAATGGTTGGTTGATGGATATCTTGCATTTGAAATTGTTTATAATGATAAGCAAACCGAAATCATAGGCTTTAAAGAACTAGATCCTATTTCTTTAATGCCAGGTTTAGATACTGAAACTGGAAAGAAAATGTGGGTTCAGTATAAAGGTGGCGGATCTAAGGAAAGAAAGCTTTGGGATTCTCAAATTCTTTATCTTTCATATTCACAAGTTAATTCACCACAGAGAATCTCTTATGTTGAGAGACTTATCCGCTCTTTTAACCTTTTAAGAATTATGGAAACTACCAGAATTATCTGGGCTGTTTCTAATGCTTCGTTTAAGACACAGTTTATTATTCCGGTCGGTGGAAAATCTAAAACGAGGGCAAAACAATCCCTTGCCCAATTAATGAATTCTTATCGTGAAGTAGTAGACTTCAATTATGAAAGTGGAGAAATTCAAACAAACGGAAAACCAATGATGCCTTTTAATAAGGAATACTGGTTACCTTCTAAAGATGGCGAACAACCTGAGATTAGTACAATCGGAGGAGATGGTCCTGATTTAGGAGACACCGAATCATTAAAATACTTTGCTGATAAACTTAAACTTGCCTCAAAAATTCCATTCTCACGTTTCGATAAAGAAGGTGGTAATACCTACGATATGGATGCAAGTGGTATGTTAAGAGATGAAATTAAGTTTTCTAAATTTATTGATCGCTTAAGATCAATTTTCCAGGAAATCTTAATCAAACCTGTTTATCTTCAAATGTGTCTTAACCATCCAGAACTTAAAAATGATATTGCATTTAAGGCTGGATTGGCATTAAGGTATATGAAGGACAACGTATTTGAAGAAATGAAAGAAATGGAACTTCAAACCAAGAGAGTAGACTTTATTGGTAATATGAAGACCCAATTAAGTATAATGGATGAAAATATGACCGAAATACCGTATTTTGACTTAGGATGGTTAATTAAGAGGTATGGAGGATTTACACAAGATGACCTTAAAGCCAATCAACGTGCTAAGGATAGATCTGATCTAAAGGCCCAAGGTTACACTGAGGAAGATATTGAAAAGATTCTTTTAGGCGCCGATAAGAAACTTTTTAAGCCAGAAAAGCCTGCAGGCGGTATTGAAGAAGATCCATTGGCGGGTTTAGGATAAAAACTTTATAAGTTGATAATATATAAATCAAATAACAAGTAGAAGATGTCAGGAAAAAAACTATTAATTCTTGAGAGATCACAGTCTAATTTATCATTTAAGACAGATGATGATGGCGCCGTCGTATTAGAAGGCGTTTTTACTGAGTTCGGTGTTCGTAATAAGAATAACAGAATTTATGAGGAAAAGGAAGTTTTACCTCATATTAATGAACTCCAAGAAAAGGTAAAGACAAACAAACTTTTAGGTGAATTAGACCACCCAAAAGATTTTGATATTAGTCTCTCTAACGTATCCCATGTAATAGAATCTTTAAAGTACGATTCCGAAAACAAACAAGTTGTTGGAAGAGTTCGTTTATTAAATACTACAAAGGGTAAAGAAGCACAGGCTTTAATTAAGGACGGTATTCCTCTTCATATTTCAAGTCGTGCCGCTGGAACTGTTGATGAAAACGGTAAAGTAAAGATTAAGAAGTTTTTTACATATGACCTAGTTGCAGATCCTGGATTTGAAAATGCAGAATTATCAAGGGTTAACGAATCTTACGGATTTGATGCCGACCCTACTTTATTCATTTATGAAATGGAAGAAACTAAAAATACAGAAGATAAAAAAGAACCAACAATGGAAAATCAAAATTTTGTAACCGTTGAGGATTTTCAAAAATACACCGAATATGTTCAAGGCGTATTAAATAATGTAAAAGAATCCGCAAATTCAGACAATACTGAAATCGTTGAAAAACTTATTAAGTACAGTGAACATATTGGAGAAAAGGTAAATCAGTTAAGCGATTATGCCGAGTATCTTTCTGAAAACCTTGATAAGAGTATTTCTTATTCTGACTATCTAGCTGAAAATGTAGATAAGATTAAGAATTATACGACATACCTTGCTGAAGAATTGGATAACTCAATTCAATATGCTGAACATGTTGCTGAAAAAGCTGATAAGGGAATTCAATATGCAAACTATTTAGGAGAGAACCTTGAAAAAGGAATTGAGTATTCCGAATATGTTGCTGAAAAGGTTGATCAAAACATTGCATACTCTGAACACCTTGCTGAAGGTTTAAGAAAGAGTATTAAATATGCTGAATACATTGCAGAAAATGTAAACACGGTTGAAGGTTCTGCTATTAATGAATCCGAAGTATCTGAAGAAGCTACTTGTGAAAAATGCGGTGAAGTTCATGAAGGATCTTGTGGATCTAAGAATGAAGAAAAAGAATCCGATAAGAAAGAATATAAAGATTCAATAGAAGAAGCCTTAAATAAATTAATTGCAAAGGCTGAAGCCAAAACTAAGGTTGTTACTGAAATGCATTTTATGAACTTCCTTTCTGAATCTAAGAAAAATGAATTTAATTCACTTTCTGAAGAAAAGCAGAAAATGATTGTTGAATCAATGAATGCTAAACCAATTATGTCAACTGTTCAGGCTGAAAATATATGGGAATCTTCATTTATTGAAAAGAAGAGAGAATTGAATTTTATTGCTGATATGCCTGAGAAATTCTCTGCTAAATGGGAAGCTTTATCAGAATCTCGTAAGAATCAAATTATTGCAGAATCTAAGTTCTATACCTTAACTACTCCTTACGCCATTAATAACTTCTGGGGAACCAGAGATCTAAGACCATCTCAAATGGAATTAGAACAAATTAATGAAAGTAAAACAGCTGCTGAGGCCGCTGCACCTAAGGAGCCTTTAGTAAATGAATCTTTTGCTAATGACCTAGTTAATAGAGTAAAATTCAACTTAGGACGATAATATATAAAAAATATAATCTAATAGCTAAGAAGCAAAGAGCTACAGATTGATTAATAAAAACAAATAAAAAAACAAAAAACAAAATGTACGCAAATCATTTAATTAATGAGGCTGAAGTACAAAAGACGTGGGCACCTATCATTGAGGAGGCTACTGGTATCACTGAGAAGTCTAAGTTATCTTGGATGTCTAAGTATTGCCATTACCATAACCTTAATGAAAGTGTTTACAATACTGTACACCTCAATCCAAACATGAACGTTCAATCAATGGGCGCTCCTACTTTCCCTGGAGATCCTACTACATTGAACGCTTTCTATTCTCAGGCCCCAGGTTCTGGTGATAGACCATTCTCTTTGTTGCCACTTGCTATGCAAGTAGCTGCTCAGACTGTAGGTCTTGATCTTGTACCTGTAGTTCCTATGCAAGGTCCTATGGGAGTTCTTACTTACCTAGACTTTGTATATGGTGGTGGTCGTGTAACTACTGCTGGTGGTATTAACGGTAACTCTGCTCCTTTAATGATCAAAGTTCCTTTAACTATCGCTACTGGTGGTGACTTAGCAGTTAACGATCTTCTTTACGTTGGTACTGGTAGCTTCGGTGCATACGAATTAACTTTCGTTGGTAAGTCTCGTATCGATGGTTATCCTATTTTCCGCGTAAGAGGTAAAGGAACTGACCAAGCTCAAGGTGCTGATCCTTTTGCACAAGGTGAAGAAGGTTATCAGCCAATCTATACTGCAATCACTGCAGCTACTGATGGTTATTCTGATGATCCTCTAACTGTAGTTCGTGTTAACTTTGACGGAGCTCCTGAATTAGTTAAAGCTTTAGAAGACCACATCGTTGGTTTCTCTGGTAATGCATTCGCTGAGAACAACCCTGCTACAGGTGTTCCTTCTTTCGCTGAATCTATTAACAGTACTGATCCTTATCAAAGAGGAGATGGAGAATCTACTCCAGATAACATCATGGGTCTATCATTGTTCAACAAATCAGTTGCCGCTAAAACTTATCAAGTTGCTGCCGCTGTAACTCGCGAACAAGTACAAGATCTTAAGCAATTCGGTATCGATGCAGTTGCTCAAGTAGAAGCTGTATTGGTTAATGAATTAACTCAATCTATCAACAAGTATATCTTGGATAGAATCTTCAAGAATGGCGTAACTAACGCTTACCAAGTATCTCAAGTAGACGCTACTGTTCTTTCAGCTGCATTTACTACTGGTGCTACCGGTGCTGTTACTATTCCTCTTGGAACTGACAATACTGGCGTTAACCGCTCTGTAACTGTTACTTCTGTATCAGTTGGTGGTGGTGGCGAAACTCAAGGTACATTGCAACGTAGAATCCTTACTAAGGTTCTTGCTGCTTCTAACTTGATCGCTACTCGTGGCCGTAGAGGACCTGCTACTTTCGCTGTAACTGGCGGTAAGATGGCATCTGCTCTTCAGGACATCGCTGGATTCGTTGCTTATCCTCTTTCTAACACAGTTAACCAAGCTGGTGGTTCTCTTTACCCAATCGGAGCTATCGCAGGTGTTACTGTTTATGTAGATCCAAACAGAGACTTTAACGATGTTAAGATCGCTGTAGGTCGTAAAGGTGATGGTAACTCTCCTGGTTTAGTATTCATGCCTTACTTAATGGCTGAATCTGTTGAGACAATCGCAGAAGGAACTATGGCTCCTAAAATCGCGGTTAAATCTAGATTCGACTTAGTAGACGCTGGATTCCACCCACAAACTATGTACTATGTATTGAACTTCAACTTCAACGGAGTTGATATTATCTAATCAATAGTAATCATACTGTTTGAAAAGGTCCG